GGGTCTATATCCGTGATGAGGATGATTAATGAGATTGGCAACCATGTACGCGCAGGTAAGAACCGTCGCACGGCACTAATGTCCATACTCAGTATCACTCACCCCGATTTTCTAGAATTTCTAAAAGTAAAATTAGACCGTAAGGAGCTTACCAATTTTAATATCTCTGTAGCTATCACCAAGCCTTTCTTGGAAGCTGTGGAAAAAGACGAAGAGTGGTACTTTACTTTCGGAGGTCGTCAGAATAAGTATTACGTTTACGAGGTAGACCGTGCATCGACCGCAGGGGTAGCGCCTCTTAACCACACTATTGAAGTTGTGGCTAAGTCGGAAGAGGATGCTATTGGTCGTGCGGAATTACACCACTTAAGTCACCCTGATGATACTTTTGCCAATGCAAGGAAAAAAGAAATTCGTGCTAGGGACTTATGGACCACTATTGTGGATAACGCAATTGAATCCGGAGAACCCGGTATTTTTAACATTGATTTTGCAAATGAATACACTAACGTTTCTTACTTTGAGCACATGCCTTCTACTAACCCCTGTGGGGAAGAAGTTCTTCCAGCATACGGTAACTGTTGCCTTGGTCATGTCAATCTTGCTAATATGGTTGACCTTGACGGCAACGTGGACTGGCGTAGGATGGCTCGTACGATTCGTACGGGCGTGCGGTTCTTGGATAACATCCTTACCGTCAACCATTTTCCAATTGAAGAATGTAATGAAGCTGGAACCCGAAGTAGACGTGTCGGCTTGGGAGTTACCGGTCTTCACTACTTCCTCATCAAAGCGGGATACAAATACGGGTCTGAATCGTGTCTTGAATTCCTGGAACGGTTATTCGCAACGATAAGAAATGAGGCGTATAAAGCATCCATGTATCTTGCGAGGGAGAAAGGAAGTTTTGCCGCTTATGATTGGGGTAAATTAAAAGATGAGAAGTTCTTTAAAACGTTACCTTCCAGGATACGCTCTGACGTTAAGAAGAATGGGTTGAGAAATGCCGTCCTCCTTACTGTTGCTCCAACTGGAACTATCAGCATGGTACTCGGAGTCTCCACTGGTCTTGAGCCGATATTTGCCCCTGTCTACAAACGTAGGTGGCGCACTGGCACTGATGGCGTCTGGAATGAGACTCATGTCATCGATAATCTATTTAAGCAGCTATATCTTCGTGGAAGAGACATTTCTCACTGTGTGGGTGCGTATGATGTTACTCCGGAAGAGCATATTAAGGTACAGGCGGTTGTACAGTCGTATATTGATTCGGCGGTTTCAAAGACGTGTAATTTGCCGTCGGACTACAAGCCAGAAAACTTGTACGACGAACTCTTGACGTATGCTAATGATATGAAAGGGTTTACGTTCTATCGCGCAGGGTCTAGAGGTAACGAACCTTTAGAAGCTGTTGATATTAGCAGTATAGACCTAGATAACTTAATAACAAAAGGCAAAATTTCCGCTGAATCTAGGTCTGTAGATTCGTGCAAAAATGGAGTCTGCGAGCTATAATAAACTATGCCAACTTACATGTACTACTGCAAGAAGTGCGATGCCAACTTCGACAACATCAGCTCATACGAGAAGATGAAGAAGGAGTTGACGTGTCCGGAGTGCAGTAAGAGAAGGTGCCCGCGCTCTTATGATATGAGTAAGTGCAGAGGTCCCAAAGCGGGGGTTTTGGTTAAAGGCGGAGGAACTCCTAAGTTCTACCATACCGGTGAGGCACGCGCCAAAAGCGAGCACCGTTGGATGGAAAATCAAATTGACGCCACGAAGGAAGCTCTTCAGTTTAAGAAGGGCGCAAGCCCCTATTCTAGTTACAAACTAAATAATGAAGCTTTGGAAAAATCAGGTGTCGCGAAACGGGTCACTGGTGACGAAGCTAAAGACAGAAAGAAAACCGCGCATAAACGTAACCTAAGGGCAGCAGAGTCTGCCAACAAGGAAATGTCGCAACTCGACAAAGACCACATAAGCGGGCAACAAGGAAATGTCGATAAAAAGAACTAATTACACTGGATACACAAAATTTAAAATGGATGGAATACTAATTAATAACCGTTCTGATAATCCCAACCCCGAATACGCTACAGAAGGCTCTGCAGGATTCGACATACGGGCTGACCAGGACATCACTATACCACCCGGAGAAACCGTGGTGATTGGCACTGGGCTATATTTCGCAGTACCTCAAGGATTTGAGGCACAAATACGAATGCGCTCTAGTTTGGCTATACGGGGATTGACTATCCCAAATGCTCCTGGAACCATCGATTCGGATTACCGAGGCGAGGTTAAGGTTGTAATGCATAATATGAGCAAACAAGGTTACGTGGTTGAACACGGAGACCGTATCGCGCAAGTCGTTGTAGCGCCTGTAGTTAAAACTACACCATATTTTCTTTCTAAAAAAGAGTTCCTAGACGTCTCTCTTATGACTATAAGAGGTGAAGGGGGATTCGGTTCAACAGGAAGAAACTAATGGCATATCAATTTCAAGATTCAATTCAACGAGGGTTACTTTATCTGGCAAAGTCAGAGGAGAACTTTCTGGTACAGGTGATGCCTATGGTGAAGGCGGATTACTTTGAGTTTCCGTCCCATCAAAAGTTTTACTCGATTATTAAGGACCATTATCAAGCATACCGCGCCCTTCCTTCGGATGACCAAATCCTAGAAGAGGCTAAAGGGCTTAAAAGCGATAACGAACTTTTAGCTGACTTCAGAGATGAGTTAGACGCTCTTAACAGCGTAGACGAGAAGTCTATTCAAAATGAAGAGTACTACTTGGATTTGGTTGAGGAGTTCGCCAAGGAACAAGCCTTAAAGGACGCTATTATAAATTCTTTGGACCTTTTGAAAAGCAAGAAATTTGGAGAAATAGAAGCCGAGTTCCGCACTGCTCTTACTATTAGCAGAGATGTTGATTTAGGGTCCGACTACTTCACAGGTATTGAGGAACGATGGAACCGTATTAACAGTTCTAGTTTAGATGTTCAGTACCGGACGCCCTTCGGAACTGTCAACGAACAGCTTGAGGGAGGGTTATGCTCCAAAGAGCTTGCTATGGTTGTAGCTCCTCCAGGAGTGGGTAAGTCTTTGTTCTTAGCTAATCAAGGGGCACGTTCTGTCTTGGACGGAAAGAACGTTCTATACATCTCCTTGGAAATGGCGGAAGACAGGGTCGCCCAACGGTTCGACAGCATTTTCACACGTATCCGACAAAAGGAATTAGCGGGGAAGGTGGGTACACTGAAAGAGCGGTTAGAAGAAATTTCAGACGCCGTAGATGGAAGAGGGAAGCTTAAGATTAAGGAGTTCCCTACGAAGCGTTTAACTATCGCTGCTCTTAGGGCTTACTTAAACCAATTACAGAACTACGAGGACTTTGTACCTGACGTTCTTATTATTGATTACTTAGAACTGCTGACGACGGACGCACAGCTCGCAGAGTATTCCGCGCAAGAAAGACTAGCACAGGAACTTCGGGGCATTGCCGTAGAGAACAATCTGTTAGTATGGACAGCCACACAGACAAATCGTGAGGGTAGGAAAGTAAACATTATCACTGACGCCGAGCTAGCAGATTCTTACGGTAAGATTCGTGTCTGCGACTTGGTATTTTCAATCAATCAATCCGAGCAAGAGTTTGATGAATCTAAAGCGCGTTTGTACATTATGAAATCTCGTAACGGCAAGGCTAGGTTTATTGTTCCTGTTAGGATTAACTACTCAACATTAGTAGTATCACAAGAAAATGGCATCTAAAAAACTAAAACTAAAAATTAGAGAACACCCTAGCACGTTGTATATTGGGTTTAAGAAGTTCGATATCGTACAGGAATGTTTATCAAAGGATAGCCTGTATGGATGCGTAGAATTCCCTAAAGCAAAAATAACAATCGACCCTAATCAGTCAGACGTTGATTACAAGGGAACGTTATTACATGAAATTTGCCATGTAGGTTTTGATTTGTTTGGCTTGGGTGATGATGATGAAATGCCCCAAATGGGAAATGAGTACCTTACTACTGTAACAAGTAATATGTTTCAAATGTTAGTAGGACTAAACAAAGAACTTTTTGATTTTATCTTTAGTGAAAATGAGTGATTCCGGACCCGACATTAAAAGTGTATACGATGCTTTGGAAGAATCCTATATGGAAATTACAAAGAAGTATATCAGCATTAACGAATCTAATTTTCAAGATAAGATGGTAAGGCACCCTTCTATCTTCGCTTTCTTTGGAGGCATATTAGCATACGCTAAAAAAGAAGTAGAACGAGTAGACACTTTGTTTGAAACACGAGAAGCAGAGATTAGAGAAGAAAGGCGAGAGGAGCTATCCTCCTCTGGAAAGAAAGTAACTGACCGTGCGTTGGACGCCTACCTCCGCACTGTCCCTGAGCTGCAAACCCTAAAACAGGGCGTGATAAGAAAATCTTACAAATTTAATTTAGCTAAGAATATTCTGTCCAGTTTGGAGCATCAGAAGGATATAATAATACAACTGAGCGCTAACCGCCGTGCGGAAGCGAAACTAATTGAACAACTGTAAAAAAATAAAATGGTAAATTTAAACGAACTACGTAAAAAATACGAACAAATTAATAATCCTGGAGGAGGTGGCAACACTGATTTCCTTAGCAAGTTTTTTATGATGGAAGAGGGCACATCTGTTGTCCGTGTTCTTCCTTGGAAAGACGATAGCCAAGAATTCTACACCGAAACCGCAATTCACCGATTGGATGATAAGAACTACCACTGCCCCCGTGTTAAGGGTGGTAAGTGCCCCGTGTGCGATACATACTACGATTTGTGGAAGCAGATTAATGTTATCGGTAAGGAAACACCTGAAGGTAAGGAGCTAGCTGAGTTAGCTCGTGGTATTAAGGCTCGCAAGCGTTTCTACTTGAATGTAGTTGACCGCCGCGACGAAAAGGTTAAGATTCTTTCTGTGGGGCAAAAGCTCTTCGGTAAGATTCTTGATTGTTTCTTTGATGAAGACTTTGGAGATATCACTGACTTAAAAGAAGGTTGGGATTTTAAGATTGTAAAAGACACTCAAGGACAGTGGCCGAATTATGATAAGTCTGCTCCTAAACCAAAACAAAGTGAAGCAGGTACTGATGCTGAAACTGCGACTTGGATGGACGAACTTCATGATATTCACGGTCTTGTTAAAGTAGCAGACTATGAAGAGCTTAGGCAAATGATGATGTCTTTAACCGGACAGTCTGAGCCCAAAACGATTGCAGAAATCGAGGCTACGGCGTCAGAAGAAGATACTACCGAGGAAGATTACCTCTCACACTTAAAGAATCTTAAGGTCGACTAGTGAAAGAGAAGCGGAAGCTTAGAATTCTGGCATGCCCCTCTAACGAAGGGGGGTGTGCCTACTACCGTATTATAATGCCACTACAAAAGTTGGAAGAGAAGTGCGGGGACGAAGTAGAGATTAGATGGAACTCTAATCCGTTAGGGGCTGACCCCAAGACAGGCAAAACACTGCCGGATTGGAAGCCTACTGACTTTGAATGGGCTGACATTGTTTTTACCCAGAACATTCATAACTTTGGAGGTCATTACACTGTGAATATTTTAAAGTGTGCTTTTGACCACGGATGTTTCACCCACTTTGATACAGACGACTTACTTACAGATTTATATGAGGGGCACCGACTGTACAAAGTATACAAAGAACAAAAGTTAGATGAGATAACTAAGTTTATTTATAGTAATGTAGACTTGGTTACCGTTACTCAGCGAAAGTTTGCTGAGCGCATCATGCCTTATGTACGTAATGCATTGGTTGTGATTAAAAACGCAATCGACTTTAATCTACCAAGCTGGAATGTCCCTCGGATGTCCACTAAGCAGTGTAGAATCGGATGGGCTGGGGGTATCCACCACGACGTGGACGTTAAAGAGTTTGCCAGCGTACCTTTAGGAGTAAATTCTAAATGCGGGGTTGAAAATATTCATTGGGGATTCTACGGTAGACCGCCTATGCCTATGGAAGATGGGAAACCAAAACCTGACTGGCAACAAGATGTATGGGATGGTTATGAACGTACAATGACTATAGGCATGAAAGGCAAGAGAAAGAACTACGACATTTTCTTCGCTTTACCTACTCACGAGTACGGAAAAATGTTTTCTAACATGGACTTGTGTATAGCCCCCCTAGAACATAACGCGTTTAATGACTCTAAATCAGAGATTAAAGCTATTGAAGCAGGTCACTACGGACTCCCTTTGATT